CAACTGTTGTCAAAGGCTGGTTTCTTCCGCATCTCAATCCATAGTAAGTGAAGGATGAGTAGCACAAACAAAATAATGAGTACCTTCATTTATTATCTGTGGATATTTTAATAATGAGTGTCGAAATTGTGACATATGCAAATAAGTCTCAGGGTATGTTTGAGGAGTTGGTGAACAACGAATTTGGTGTCCCAATCAAAGTTTTGGGTTGGGGTACAAAGTGGAATGGATATTCTGATAAATCTAAAGGTCTTTTGGAATATATGAAAACGAAAAACGACGACGATGTAATTGTTTTTGTTGATGGATTTGATACCAAAGTTAATAAAAGTCCTGAAAATGTCATGAAACTTTTCAAACAATGTAACTGTCGCGTTCTATTTTCAAACAACCCACCATGGTTTCTTCAAACACTTATATTTGGGACATGCGATGGTTCAATCGCAAACGCTGGTATGTATATGGGTTATGTAAAAGAATTGACTATCATACTACAAAACGAAGTCGATTTACAATGTAAAGACGACCAGGTCAATTTAAATGGGTTATGTAGAAAATACGATTTTGTAAAAATTGACAAAAATGAAAAAATTTTCAAAAACTTTAGTCCAATCCAAAAAATCAAAGAGAGTGATGCAGTATTTGTATCTTTTCCAGGAACCCTAGGTATAGATAGATACACCAGAGGTTTTTTAGAATACACACAATTCGTATACGTGTACGTACTGTGTCTACTCATAGTAAGTATGGGTATATTCCCAAAACATTCAAGGGTACTTCTATCCCTTTTAGTTGGGTTAGTACTATTTTACATTCTATTTGCTGACAAGTCATGTACCTCAAAATAACTTGAGCATATTAGCCAGTTCGCCCATCAACACGATCTGCTGAGACATTACCATTAATTTCGCTGCATCCGTCTTGGGTGAAATGTCACCGTATCCCACCGTGCTCATGGTCGTGAAAGCAAAGTAAAATGGATCAAGAGGAGATGTAAATCCAAAATTTTCAGGGTTCATCTGACCGTACAAAATACCATAGACCATCGTGATGACAAGAATGTTCAAGAACGTTTTCATTCTATTATACCTCAATAGAATTATCTTCACTTCGTCTTCTTATATTCAATTTTCTCACACTCTTCATCCATCTGGAGACTGGATTCGCTGTAGAGGAAATTGTTGAAGCTGCGTCATCACTCATGATAATACTTAAACCATTGCACACATCGGGCTTATTCTCTCTATCCGGAAACTCCATATTGAACGCCTGTATAGATATGGCTGGTATATCGGGTGCATCATCGAGAAGTCGATCATATTCTTGACGCGCCTTTTGTACAAATTCGAGTACATCCTCTCTGTGTTGGACATCAAGGGACAACTCCATATCGATATTCCTATAAAACTTAGAGTACTGGACACACATAGCAGAGTGTGCCTCAGCTAGGTTCGCACTCTGACTGAATTTACTTATTGAAGTGAGAATACCACCGAGAACATTGAGGAAAGCGAAGAAGTATTGAACCACGATGATCTTCGTCTTAGTATCCGGATCTACATCTTCACTTCCACTAGGATTTAACACAGCAAAGCCACCGACACCTGTGATACTCGCTATGATGATACTTGGATATGACAAATAGTCATGTTGTTTTTTGAAATAGAGACGTGCGTGATTATGAAGCCATCGGTACCCAGCAGCTTTCTCAGCCCATCTCACGAGCAGATTCTCCTGCTTTTCACACCAGAAATGCTCATGGGGCACATCCACTTCACCCATTACTTTACCTGAATATTTTTTGCACATTCACGGGCGAGAGTATCGACTGCTTCGTTTAGGGGATGACCGTTATGAGCTTTGACCCAACGCCATTCGATCATCTTTACCTTTTCCCTGAGTGTATCGATTTGAATCCAAAGTTCTTTATTTTTTACAGGTGTCCCCACAGAGGTCATCCACCCATTCTTTTTCCAATTTATGATCCATTTAGTAATACCATTTTTCACGTAGTTACTATCTGTGAAAATACGCACCTCTTCGATACCCCTCTTCACGCACTCTTCAAGGGCTTTCGCCACAGCAGTCATCTCCATAATGTTATTGGTCGTCTTTGCCATGGCACCACATAACTTCATACCTTCCCCTATGGCTCCCCATCCACCGGCTCCTGGGTTTCCGAGACAACTTCCATCTGTGTATATTTCGTACATACTTTCTTATTGTGTGTCTCTTTTATATCGTACCGAGAAGAAGAGCTAAAAATGTACCCATGCATAAGAAACAACCTACGATGCCATGAATATTCATACAAGTTGGTTCGGGTTTAGTTACACCACAAAGTACAGTCTGTGACAAACTGAGTGACGACGAGGACATACAGGCTAGAAGTATAATCACGATAGCGTTCATTTATATACGTTCAGAATTTAAGATATTTGAGTATCTTAAAATTTGAATTTTTATATTAAACTAAGCACAAATTAACAACTTAGTTGGAGAAGGCGAGACCACCCATACCCGACTGGATGCGGAGGACGTTGTAGTTGGTCGCGAACATGTGCATGTTGGTGGCACCGTTGGACGCCTTCTGCACAACCTGGACCTGCGCGTTGTCGATGCGGGAGAAGTTGCAGGTGCCGGTGGGCTGGTGCTCCTCGGGCTTGAGCGCGAAGGAGTACGAGTAGATACCGGGCGCGGGGTTACCGGAGTGGTGGTTGTAGGGCTGCACCTGGTTGAAGTACTTACCCTTCTGCTCCTTGAAACGGTCCTGGCCGTTGAGGATGAGCTTGAAGGTATCGAGGGGACCGACAGCCTCCTCGGTGTACTGCGCGGTGGAAACACCGGTGGCGTACAGAGGGGTACCAACCGCGGACACGGGGACGAAGCAGTTGGACAGATCGGCGGCGTCGAGGGGGTTGGACTGGAGAACAACATCATCGTCGTTAGACGCGGAGGTAAAGTTCCACAGGGTGTTCTTGTTGGTGGCAACGTTGGAGAAGCACCACACAAGCTCCTTGACGGGGTGGTTGTACGAGAGGCGGACCTGCTTGGTACCGGCCGAGGTGACGGTGTCGGTGCCGGTGTGCTGGACCTGCTCGATCAGGTACTCATGACCCTTCTGGGCGAAGCGGCGACGCTCCTCGGTGTCAAGGTACACGTAGTTGGCCCACACCTTGAAGGTCTGGGTGTCGAGGAAGGTGGAGAAATCGGACGCGAGGTCGATGTCGATGCGCACCTCGTGGTACTGGAGGGCGATGAGGGGCAGGTAGAGACCGGGGTTGCGGTTGAAGAAGAAGATGAGGGGCAGGTACACGGTGTTGGTGGCACCCGCGGTGGTCATCTTACCCCAGGTAGCCTTCTTGGACTCATCGAGGTACAGCTCGGAGTACATGCGCCACCACTTCTGGTAGTGCTTGTCGATGCGCTGGCCACCGATGGACAGCTCGACGTTGTTGATGGCACGCTCGGCGACCCAGTTGCAGTCGTCGACGGACTCGGAAGTCGCGGTGTTGGAAGTGAGCGACTTGAGCTCGATGTACATGTCACCGACGAGATCACCGTTACGGGCGACAGTCACGGACACGCGACCGGAGTTGGCGGCAGTACCGTTGACGGTCTGCTCGATGTTCTCCATCGCGAAGTTGGTGTGGCGCTTGTACTTGGCCTGGAAGAAGGTCACCTCAGGGTTACCGGTAAGGTAGACATCCTGGGCACCGTAAGCGACGAGTTGCATAAGACCGCCAGCCATTTTGAGAGTTGTTGTACTATAAGCAGAGAAAATAATTTCGGTCAAACGCGCATTTCCCGACCCCAATTTTTCTCAGACCAAAATATAATGACGACCTATCCTGACGAAATTCCCGAAGAGCCCGTCGAGGAGACTGACACTGAGACCGAAGATGAGATTGAGATCGAGGAGGGTGAAATCGTTTCTGGAGATGAACTCGAGGACTTCGACGAACCCATAGACATCACCGAGTTGATGACTTCCCTCCTGGCTACCGAGGATGGGGACACTGTATGTTCTGCACTTGTGAATATCGCCAACCAACTTCAGACCCAAAATAAAATTCTGATAAAGATGCTGAGCAAAATAAATTCGGCTTAAGGATAAAACCTACAGTATGTGTAATGAGAGAAACTCACTTCATTGATAAGGACCCTAACATCTATGAAGCACTCACCGAGCTTCAGAAACGTAATGTCCAGTCAATGAATGAAGAACAAATCCTGAGCATTATCGAAGACTTTGAGTTTCGATGGTACCTACACGATACAGAAGGCTACTCCCCCTGTATGGAGCGAGCGACAAAACTGGGATACCATCAGTTTATTCATCCAGACAACTTCAACGATATTGGTATTCCCAAACCAGATCAGATTGATATCATGGCAATCAGGGGTATTAAGAATCGAATGATTAATTTTCTCATTCAATTGAACAATCATGTTCAAATCCACGTCAACGATTACAAGTATGACGATGAAGTGACGATCAATAAGCGAATTAATAACATCATTTTACAGATCGAAGATGGTTTCGAGAATGTTCGACGTCATCAGATTTCCTATGAACGGGTGATTGCTCCGACGGCTCTTCCTCAAGTAAGCGTCTACACCGACCCATCTACGATGGACGAAGATGAGATTGAAAAATCTTCTCCTTTCCAGAAGTGTCTGATGATCACACTCAAAGAGGCGTATCGTGCTGGGTATCGCCGGTACAAGGGTCAGTGCTGCGAGGAGATTAAGACTGTCGAGGGTCACCGAACCAGGGCGTGGAACCCAATCTTTACGATCGAAGAGTTCGTCTATTCTCTCCCGAAGAAGGAGAGTAACTTTACGAATTGGAAGAACTTCACGAGTAAAGGTTCCATCTTTAGAGATGTGATTGATAACATCTCGAAGTGTGAAGATGCACAGTTCCCTGAAATCAAGAAGAGGCGTCACGTGTGGTCGTTCAAGAATGGTGTTTTCGTGGGAAAGGAGTGGATCCCTGACCGCGGTGTGTACGACTGTCGTTTTTACCCGTATAAAAGTGACAAGTTTGCGTGTCTGGACCCGAGTATCGTCGCCTGTAAGTACTTTGATCAGCAGTTTGATGACTTTTCCCATATCGAAGACTGGACGAAGATTCCCACACCTTACTTCGATTCGATCCTGAAATATCAGAAATTCAACGATGATGTGTGCAACTGGGCGTACGTGATGGGAGGTCGCCTGTGTTTTGACGTCGGTGAACTCGATGGGTGGCAGGTGATTCCATTCTTCAAGGGTATCGCTCGGTCGGGTAAGTCCACCCTGATTACAAAGGTGTTCAAAAAGTTTTATGAGAATGAGGACGTGGGAACACTTTCCAACAACATCGAGAAGAAGTTTGGTCTTTCCGCGATTAAGGACTCCTTCATGTTCATCGCTCCAGAGGTGAAGGGTGATCTCGCTCTTGAACAGGCTGAATTTCAGTCGATCGTTTCGGGTGAAGATGTTTCAGTTGCTGTGAAGAACAAGACGGCCATGTCCTTTGAATGGAAAGTTCCAGGTGTGTTAGGTGGTAATGAAGTTCCAAACTGGAAGGATAACTCGGGTTCCGTACTTCGTCGCATTCTTCCATGGAACTTCGGTAAACAAGTACAGGATGCGGATCCCCAACTCGACGAGAAACTCAATATGGAGTTACCCATCATTCTGCTAAAGTGTGTTCGTGCGTACCTTGATTATTCGAATAAATATAGGAACAAAGATATTTGGAATGTCGTTCCAGCGTATTTCAAACAGATTCAAAAGCAGGTGGCGATGGTGGCGAGTAGCCTTACAAACTTCCTGGAGTCTACCTATGTCGTGGTGGGTGAAGAATTCTTCGTACCCCAGAAAGAGTTTGTGGCTAAGTTTAACCAGCACTGTAAGGAG